AATTCCAAAAATCCTTCTTATAATAAAATTTAAAAATTCATACACTCAACGTTGCTATTCAGTAATTTTCTAATCGCTTACAAAATTATAATTATAATTAATGTTATATTTGTTAAATGATACAAAAATACTTTTCATATATTGCAATTGGCTTACTCATTATCATAATGGGTCAAGGGTTTTTAAATACAAGCCTTACAAATGATGATTTATATATTGAAAGGATTAAACAATACCAATTAGAAAAGATTTCAGACATACAAAAAATTGATTCATTAGAAACTAAAATAAATACTTTTAAAAATGAAGCACCTAAAATTGATTCTATTACTGACAGTTATTCTCACGATCAGATTGACAGCTTTTACACAAACTTATTCGACAGATAGTGTAAAGTGTTTTACTTACGAACAAGCCAGAGAAATAGCCAACAGATTAAAGAAAGCTGATTTGTGTGATTCAATTGTTCAAACCCAAGCGTTTCAAATAGTCGCATTTAAAGACCTTTCTAAAACAAATGATAATATCATACTAGAAAACAATAAAAGACTATTAGAGCTAAAGAAAACATTAAAGGTTACTAATCTAAAGCTAAAGATAAGTAAGCGTTTAACCTTTCTTGGTGTTCCTACTGCTATTATAGGTGGTTTAGTTGGTGGATATATCCTTTCTAAATAAAACTTTTAGGAAAAAAAGACTGTGAAAAGCAAGATATTAAAAAAGCAATCAATCATTTAAAAATGTATTTAGACCATTTAGAAGGTTTATAATCAATCATTTACATCATTAATCAAATCTTTTATTGAAAGTTTATTGTAATTACAAAAGTAATTACATTAATAGTTGTATATTTGTATCAGTTAAAAACGAAACAAACAACGATATGGAATTATTAAACTTTGAAAACTTAGATTTAGACCACAACAATCTTGAAGCTTTATTTGATGGAATGTTTAAAGAAGGGTTTTATGTTACAACTGATTTTGATTATGACGAAAAACAAATTGAAACATACGAAGAAGAAACCAATTGTCAAGATGTATTTGAAGCTGTTAATATTTCATTTTGGGATTTTAAAATATTTACATCCGACAATGAATTAATAACAATCAACGACAGAGAAACAAAACAAATAAAACAGTTAATTGATTTTAAATTAACTGATTCTTTAAACGATTACATAAACAATAATTAAGATGGGCGAAATGATAGAAAAATACGAATACGATTATCAAGTTAAATTATTCGCTATAAGAAACGAAACTATTAAAGCAATGCAAAAAAGAATTGACTTTTTAGAAAAACAAAATAATTTATTAATTAGAAAAGCATAGAAATTATGAAAGAATTTGGAATTGATAGTATGAAATACAGAAAATCAACTCACTTAGCTGGCGTTGATGTTGAAAGTATAATTAGCGAAAAAGGAAAATGTATTTTAATAATTAAAGATAGTTATTATGATACGGGAGTGGATGTATCAGGAAATAAAACAGATGGCTATTTTTTAGAATTTGAAAATCAAAAACCAATGGTAGTTAATTCTGGAAACAGAAAACAAATAGCTAAAATTTACAAAGATTTAAAAAAATGTTCTTCAACTGATAGCCGTAACATTGCGAATTGGGTTGGTTTAGAAATAGAACTTTATTTTGATGAAAATGTAAAAATGATGGGTAAACGAACTGGAGGTATTAAAGTTAAATATGTTTTACCTGAAAATAATACAGATGACACAAACGGTTTAAAAATATTAAACGCTTCTAAAACAATGGATGAATTAAAAACTAATTGGGAAAAATTAACAACTGAAGAAAAAACATTGCCAACTATAACGGCATTAAAAGAAACTCTTAAAACTACTTTTTCTTAGTTTTTTATGAACATTTAATTGAATTGAATCATCACACTAATTTTCAACCTTTATGGGTTGGAGATAATATAAGAAAAGGTAATAAAATAATAACTAAACAAAATTAAAATGATTAGAATAAAATTAGTGCAGGGAAGCATCGAATGGTTAGAACATAGATATTGTAAAATTGGAGGTACTTTATCAAAGGGGTTATTAACTAAAGGAGATACGCTTAAAATAGAGTTGCTGAGTCAAATGTTAGAAGATTACGAACCAGATGAAGGATTTACTTCTAAAGATATGGATAGAGGAAATGAATTAGAACCTTATGCAAGAAAAGAATTAAATAAATATACTGGTTTAGAATTTAAAGAAGCTGGTTGGTTACAAAGTTCTGAATGTAGTTTAATAGGAATTAGTCCTGATGGGATTACAGATGATGATAAACATAGTTGCGAAGTTAAATGTCCAGCAAGAAAAAGACATACTGAAACAATTATAAATGGAATAATTCCTTTAGATAATTTACACCAATGTATCCATTATTTTACTGTAAACCCAAAATTAGAAACTCATACTTTCGCAAGTTTTAGACCTGAAAATAAAATTACACCTTTGTTTGTCAGAACATTAACAAGAAAAACAGAAGTTAACATTGGAACAAAAGCAAAACCAATTTTAAAAACAGTTCAAGAAGTTGTTGATATGTCATTAAAAGCTGCTATGGAATTAGAAGCTGATTTATTAATTGATTTAGAAAAATTAAAATTTTAAGATATGAGTAAACACGAAAGAAATAAATTACGATCAGAACTTTATGCAGAACAAAAAACAGATGCAAACGGTTGTAAATTACCTGAACAAATCGGAAAAGGGTTTACTGAAGAATATTTAGCAACATTGGATAAAACCACAAAATCGGAAGTTTATCAAATTAGATTAACACCTTTTGAAAAAGCTAAATTGTTAAATGACCCTAGAAAAATATCAAAAATATTTAAACCAGTTATTGATAAAATAGCAAAAAGCAAAATAAGATGAAATTAACTTACTGGACAGCTCCAATTATTCTAAAAAAAACAATTGAACAATCAATAAAAAAAGTCTGTGAAGCTTATGGAGTTACGGAAGAAGATATTAAGTGTAAATGTAGAAAGGGTATTTACAACGAACCTAGAGCTATTATCTGTTACTTATTAAGAACAGAACATTTTTGGACTTGGGAAAAAGTAGGTAAGTTTTTTGATCGTAATCATGCAACAGCTTTACATCATAGTAATAGGGTAAAAGATATGATGGAAGTAGATAAAGAATATAGACAATTAGTAAACAGTTTTAAATAAACAAATAAATTATGAGTGAATTAAAAGTAAAGGGGAAACTAACCCAAAAATTAGAAGTGGAAACTGGAACAAGTAAGGCAGGGAAAGAATGGAAAAAGCAAAGTTTTGTGGTTGATACTGGAGCACAGTATAATCCAGAAGTAGCATTTAGTTTGTTTGGTGATGAAAAAGTAAAAATGTTGGCTAGATTTAATGAAGGAGCTGAAGTTGAAGTTTCTTTTAATGTTTCTAGTCGTGAACATAACGGAAAATGGTATGCTTCAGTAGATGCGTGGAAAATCGAATCAGGTGGATTTTAGGATCAAAAACTAAAAAAAAATATTATAGAGAATTAACTCGTGCTTTTTTAATATCGGTTATTTTAAAGCAATTAATGTTTTAAGCCCTTACTTTTGTTAGTGAGGGCTTTTTTTGTGTCCGATTGTCACACATGGACATAGAGTATATTAGTATATTATATTTATTTTTTTAATTATTTCTAAAAATAGTGTGACAACGTGACAAAACGATTAAAACCTATGCTGTGATTGGCTTTGACCTGTCAACTTTACGTGTGCCATTATGGTGACAGTATGACATAATAAATAACCAACTAAAAAAGCGTTGTATTAATAAAATAACAGTATATTTGTCTTTCAATAAGTGTGAGAGCTTTAAAGAAATTTAATTAATTACCTCTAAGATTCAAGTCTTCTCACACACTTGTTTTTTAGGGGTTTTTGCATTTATAAATATTATGAAAGAAGAAGAAGTTTTAAAATTATTAATAGAATCAAATGGAGGTTTTTTAAAAGTTGGAAAAGAAACAGTAACAAAAGATGTTGATTTCTTTACTGTAACAGATGAAAGTGGAGGTTTTGGAGGTACTGCAATAGAGGTACTAAACTATTTAAAAACATAACTATGAAAAAGTTAGTTAAGCACAATCTTGGATTCTATAATAATTTAATTGATAAAGGCTTTTTAGTTATGCCGATTAAATTTAATAATAATCAACATATATTTCCAAAAAGAGATAATAATAATTTAAAGATAGTTGATATTGAACAAGATTATCAAGATGATAAAACAGTTGGTTTTTGTTTGATAACTGGTTTTAATGATTTAGAAGTAATTGATATTGACACAAAAATACTTCCTACTAAAAAGGAAAGGGATGAATTTTTAAAAGAATATTTTGATTTATTAGATAACCATATTGATGATTTTTATAAAAAGTTTTGTATTGTTAAATCACAATCGGGTGGATTTCATATTCTTTATAAAAATGCTTTTTATGAAGGTAATTTAAAAGTTGCTAAACCAAAAGGTTATAAAGAAGCATTAATTGAAACTCGTGGTAAAGGCGGTTTGGTTCATATTTATAATCGTGTTAAGGGTTTACAATATCATGAAATAGATTACATAAGCGATGAAGATAGAAATCTTTTATTTCAAATATCTAAAACTTATCATTATGAAGAAGTAGTTGAGCCTAAAATAAAAAAACAGAACACCATTATTTCAAATGGTTTAACTCCTTGGGAAGATTTTTCAAATAAAAATACTGTACTTTCTATTTGTTCAGATGATTTTGATGTTGTAAAAAACGGACGTACATCGACAATGATAAGAAGGAAAGGTGCAAGTTCTGCTTTTAGCGGTCATATCTTTGACAATAGCGGTAAAATGTTTTTATTTTCTACTGGCACAATATACCCACATGAAACCCCTTTAAATTCTTTTGATGTTTATGTTTACAAACATCATAATGGAGATTATTCAGCTGCTACAAAACAAGCTTATTTTGATGGTTATGGTGCAAGATATAAGAAAGAAGAAACCCCAGTAATAATTGAAGAAGAATTAAAAGAAATAATTGATAATATTGCTTTTCCTATACATATTTTCCCTAAAGAAATTCAGCTTTATATTTTAGAATGTAACACAAAATTAAATGCTTCTATTGATTTTATGAGTGTTTCATTTATTTGGTTAATGTCTGTTTTAATAGGTAATACTTTAAAGGTTCAAGTAAAAAATGGCTGGGTTGATAGTCCTATTGTTTGGATTAGTGTTATTGGAGAAGCTGGAGTAGGTAAAACACCTGATTTAAAATTGATTTTAAAGCCTTTATTGGACTTAAATAGTCAAGAGATAAAAAGATATGCTAAAAAACAAAGAGAGTTTAAAGCGTATGATAAAATGAGTAAAGAAGATAAGGATGTTAATGCAACAATTGAAGCTCCTATTAAAAGCCAATTAATAGTAGATGATATTACAATGGAATCTTTAATTGATTTACATTCTTATAACCCTAAATCAATAGGAGTTTTTAAAGATGAACTTGCAGGGTGGTTTAAGGATATGAATAAATACAGAGAAGGTTCAGATAAAGAAAGGTTTTTATCAGCTTGGTCTGGTGATAGTATTGTATTAAATAGAAAAACAGCTGAAGATGCTTATGTTGAAAGTCCATTTATACCAATTTTAGGAGGTATTCAACCAAGTATATTTAAAGAATTTCAAACATCTGAAAATCAATCTAATGGTTTCTTGGATAGAATGTTGTTTTGTGACCCTAAAAAAACAGCTACTTATCCTAAAGACGAAGAAATTAATCCCGATTTAATTATTCAATATAGAAATGTAATATTTAAAATAAAAGAACAGATTGATAAAGACCTTACAAAGATTGAAGATGGTGTTATTACACCATACATTTTAAAACTAAACAAAGAAGCAAAAATTGAATATTCTAAAAGTCACTGTGCTTTAATTGACTCAATGAATAGTGATGATGAACTTAACCATCATAAAGGAATGTTTGCAAAACAAATAACATATATTCCTAGATTCGCTCTATTAATTGAGTTTATTAATTGCATTTTCAAAGATGAATTTCCAAAAGAAATAACTAAAGAATCAATAGTTAAAGCGACTGAATTAAGCAACTATTTTATTTCAATGGCTAAAATAAATAAATCTGAAAATAAAGAAGATTCTAAAATAAAAACAGTTTTCGATTCTATGAGTGGTAAAACAGGTAAAGAAATAGCTAAACACTTAACTACAAAATTCCCTAAAGCATCGAAGAAAAAAATATCAGAGATTATGGATATTTCAGTACGTACTTTTTATAGATACACGAAATGAAAAGAACAGTAAAACAGCAAAAAGAAATGTTAGCCCTATCAAAAGAAAATGAGAAGTTATCAAAGTTTAAAATTGAAGGGGTTTCATACTTGAATGTTGGCTGCGACTTAGGGACTAACATCGTAACAATAAAGAATTTGAGCACAGGGATATACGAAGAAGTAAATTTTTATAAACTAGAAAAATTGATTAATGATTAAACTTTACCCACATCAATACGAACTAACCCAGAAAATTAACCAAAGTCAAAGTTTAAGAAATTGCGTTCAACTTTCTACAGGTGGAGGTAAAACAATTATCTTTTCTGATTTGGCAAACAATTATAAAGGTCGTGTATTGATTCTTGTTAATAGGACTGAATTAGTGGAACAAACTGCAAAGAATATAACCCGACCAATTTCATTAATCACTGCTAAAACTAAAACAATTGGTACTGGAGAAGTTTTAATCGGAATGGTTGAAAGTGTACATAACAGAATAAAAAAAGGTGTTTTTAACCTAGATAATATCGACCTTATAATAGTTGATGAAATTCAAAATTTGCAATTTATTAAAGTTTTTGAAAATTACCCGAATCGCCTTTTAGGATTTACTGCAACACCAGTAACATTAAAAAAAGAAACGTATTTTAAATGTAGATACTGTGAATCTAAATACCCAACGAATGAAGAATGTTGTGGAAAAGAAACTAAAAAATATACTTTAAAAGTAAGTTTAAAACGGTGGTATGGAGATTTGATACAGGGGGTAGAAATTGAATCATTAATAGATCAAGGTTTTTTAACACCTGTACATAATTTTGTTTGCAATAATTCAAACTTGGACAAACTAAAAACAGACAGTAGTGGAGAATACACAAATAAAAGTCAAAACGAAGTATTCAATAACCTTGCATCTACTGAAAATTTAATTGAAAACTATAAAATTCATTGTTTAGGGAAAAAGACAATGGTGTTTAATTCAAACATTGAAACAAACAATGAAGCGTTTAAATTATTCTTTCATTCAGGTTACAATGTCAGGTCTTACGATTCTAAATCTAAAGGTAACAGAAAAGAGGTTGTAGAATGGTTTAGGAACACTCCTAACGCTGTTTTAATGTCTGTCGGTGTATTTACTACTGGTTTTGATGTGGATGATGTAGAAGCGATAATACTAAACAAAGCAACTAAATCTTTGAGTTTGTATCATCAAATGGTTGGACGTGGTGGTAGAATAACAGATAAAATATACAAGCCATTTTTTAAAATGATTGATCTTGGTGGTAATATTGCCGAGTTTGGTAGCTGGTCAGATGATGTTGATTGGGCTAAAATTTACAACAATGAAAAAGAAAGTAAATCACAAATTAGGGATTTAGAAGATTTTATTATTTGTCATGGGTGTGCAGGATTAATTTCTGAGTACGATTGTAATATTTGTGGTGCAGAAAAGCCAGTTAAAAAAGCAAGTTCTAAAGTCGTAATTGCTGAAGAACTAAAAAAACTACCACCACCAAAAGCAACCCATATTTTGAAATATGCTTTGGCTAATGATCTGGATGTAAACGAAGCCAAAAGTTTGACAGCTAATTACATATTAGATATGTTTATTTTTAGTCAAACAAAAAAAGCAAAGGTTGAAGAAAGTATTGATTATTTAAGAAATGAAATTAGTAAAGCAATTAAACCTATTTATTTTGCACTACATGGAAGTGATTTAAAAGGAAACCGTAGACGAACAATAAAGGATTTTGAAAATAAAATATTTAATAAATTGAATAAACATTACGAAGAAAAAGTTTAGTATATTTACAAAGCTAACCGCCAAGTAGTAATAAGAAATTTTAATAAAGCCCTTTCGGTGGTCTTGGCGGACATTGAAGGGGTTTTTTGATTTATGGAAAAAGAAATATGGAAAGATATTAAAGGGTTCGAAAATGGGTTTTAAAAGAAAAAACATGGCGGCATCTATAAAAAAAAGCGAGGCACTAATTCAGCAAGAAATGGTGAAATGGTTTCGTGAAAACTATTATGGAAAAGGAATAATTTTCAGCGTACCAAATGAAAGAAGTGGTGGTTATATGACAATGAAGGATTTATTACTTACTGGTTTACTTTCAGGAGTAAGTGATTTAATTGTAGTGTTAAAAGGTAAAGTTTTATTTATTGAAGTAAAAAATGCTAAAGGTATTCAAAGCGAAGCCCAAAAAAGATTTGAATTGTTAGTGCAGAAACTAGACTTCCCATATTACCTAGTCAGAACTTTTGAAGAATTTGAAAAAATAATTAACAAAAGTAACGTTTAATAATGTAATTCAGAACATAAAAAATAAAGATATGGAGGAAATAATAAAAGAATTAGCAAACGAGAAAGCCAGGAGGATAATTTTAGAAACAATACTATCAGAAGTAAGCAGCCAATTAAAAGACTATGGAGGTTTTGATATATTAACAGAATCAATTGATGATACATTAAAAAAATAGATAATAACAGTTAGGTATTAAAGCAAATAAATTAATTAATAAACTAAAAACATATAAGATATGAGCAATTTAACTGATGAAGAAAGAAGACAATGTGTTAAGCATTTGATGAAGGAAAGCGTTATTTCTTGGAATAAAAAACCAAATATTAAAACAGCAAAACAATTATTAGATAATACAAGCCATATGAATTGGCTTACTGAATCACAGAAAGATTTGGTCGAAGTATTTATGGAAACTTATAACAATTTAAAACAAAAAGCTAATGAGAATGTTATCTATGAATTATCAACTGTAATTGACAGTAAAGATTTAAAGATTAAAAACTTAAAAGACAAGATAAGTCAATTTACTGGAGATTGCGACACATACAAAAACAACGGTTGCGAATGTATTGGAACTTGTTGTAAGTATAAATAAAGCCTAATGCTTACTGTATGGAATTGATATTGAGCAAGTGAAAGGAGATTCGAGAATTAGAGGGATTGTTGAAGCTCGGCAAGTTCTGGCTTAAAGCCAATGATAAAGTATCTGTAATAGGAAAATACGATAATTCAACCTTCCTAGGAACAGATAAACTCTCTATGGCTGTAATCGCAGTTTTAGATAAATACAATAAATTAGCCGATAAAGAAAACTTATTCACTATTTTTGAAGGGGATAGATTTACTAATTCTACCCTAATCGGGAAGAACATCCCTCTTATAATTGAAATAGGTGGGGATGGAGAACAAGGAAGAAAGCTCAGAGGATCAAACCAAACAGAAAGACACCTTAGATATATTAACACAAGAGTAACTAACATAACAGAGGATATATTGGTTAAAAACTCAACAGAAGCTTTAGCTAAGATTATATCACTAATCGGTAATTAAATTTACATTAAATGGCAGACCAAGAAGAAGGAAATAACGAGGACTTTATTGGGGAAGGGCAACTTGCTGGTATGGATAAAACAGTACAATCTAAAAAAAGGATGCTCCAAGCATTAGCAAAATCACTCGGAATTGTCTCTCCAGCCTTACAAAATGCTCAAGTAGGTCGGCAAACATATTATAACTGGATTAGGGAGGATAGTGCTGTGTATGACCCATTCTTTAAGGCTCAAGTAAAAGATCTGAATAATGTGGTTCACGACTTCGCGGAACACGCCTTACATCAACAGATGATGGCTGGTAATGTAGCTGCTACTATTTTCTTCTTAAAAACTCAAGTAAGGAATAGAGGTTATATTGAAAACCCTGCAACAGTAGAAACTAATGATGCTCCAAGGTCGTACACCATAATCCCAGCCAAGCAAATTGAGTAAGAGCAAAGAAATAGCCATAAACCCAGCGTATTTACCGTTGGTGGAAAACATATCCAGAATACTGCTTATTTACGGAGGTGCTGGTTCGGGTAAGTCCTATTTCGTAGCACAGAAGATAGTGCTGAGGTTTATCCACGAGAAAGGCCATAAGATAATGGTGCTTCGTAAACAGCAAGTGAATATCAAAGATTCAGTCTGGTCATTAATCCTTGAGGTTATAATACAATTCCAATTCTTTGCCATCAAGATAAATAAGTCTGATAGGACTATAACTAACCTTGAGAATGGTAACATACTACTGTTTAGAGGACTGGATGAGCCAGAGAAGATTAAGTCTATTCAAGGAGTATCAAGTATATGGATGGAGGAGGCTACTGAGTTTATGTATGATGATTATACTCAGCTATTACTAAGGATAAGAGGCCAACATCAGAACTATGTACAGTATATCCTTTCCTTTAATCCTATCTCGGAATATCATTGGCTAAAAACTAAGATAATTGATAAGCTCGATGTAATGCCAGAATGCCAATACGTACATACAACTTATGTGCATAATATGTTTCTTACTGCTCAAGATAGAGAGCAACTCGAGTCCTTAAAACATACTAACCCTCTGTACTATCAAATCTATTGTTTAGGTGAATGGGGAATAGAGGATAAGAGTGGTAAATTTGCCTACGCATTCGATGAAGAGAAGCACGTTAAGGATGAAGTACCTTGGAATAGGAACGAATACACTTATTTGTCCTTTGATTTTAACGTCAACCCAATATGCTGCTCTGTAATCCAACACTATGGTGGTAAGGTCAAGGTAGTTCAACTGATTAAGCTAGCTGACAGTAATATCCACGCTATGTGCGACTATATCAATGCTAAGTATAACAAAGCCTTGTTTATCGTTACTGGTGATGCTACTGGCCAAGCGAGGAGTGCATTAGTGAAGGATAATATGAACTACTATACCGTTATCAAGGATAAGCTGAGGCTAATGGATACTCAATTACAAATCCCAAGCGTTAACCCTCCAATGGTACAGAATAAGGTGCTGGTGAATACTATACTGCAAACAATGGATGTAGAAATAGATAAGAAGGAGGCTGATGCTCTAATCTTTGACCTTAAATACGTAGAGGTTACTCAAGACAATAAGATTAAGAAATTCAATAGGGATGATGATAAGCAGAAGGCTGATGCGTTAGACACCTTCAGATATTTCTGCAATACTTTCCTCAAGCAAGAACTAATCTCTTAAAATGTATTATATTTACACTCAAGTCAAGATGTTCTTACCATATTACCGTAGATTTTTACAAGAGGCTGTTTGTTGACTGGCAACCTCTCTTTTTTTAAGTCTCTATCGAGTGTAGTATGTTAACCAAATACCTATAAACATTGAGAAGTTTCAGAAGTGAATTAAAGGAGAAAGCTGAGCAAGTAGCAGCCGTTAATCGACAAAAGCGGAAGCTTAAGCGAAAAGAGGATAAGCAACTGGCTGAGATTAACACTAATTTCGATGGGGTGGTTAATGCCTTCCAAACAATGCTATTTACTACCGACTGGGATAACCCGAAAGCGGTAAAGCTGGATATTTACAAGGAGTTTAACGCAGCTTGGTTGAACTTTTGCAGCATATATAACGCAAGTAAAAAGAATATGATTAAAGCTAACGAGAAAGCCTTTTACGAATGGGCAATTGATAACACTAAAAACAACAATGATGATAAATCTATTTCTACTGGTAATTATAAACTCACTTATTTGCGTTGGGCTTTTTAAGTCCTTTCAATTTGAGTATATGTTTTATGAGGATAAAACTTTTAAGAAAGTTGACAACGATACCAAGGGAATATTTTGGTTCTGGAAGTATTATGTACTGGATGTTATTTACTACAGAGTATCTAAGCCGTTGGGTAATTGTTTAACGTGTATGGCCTCGGTTTATTCTGTATTACCATACTGGGTATATGTAGGAAGCTCTGCTGATTTAAAGGATGTATTAATATATCCATTTTACATATTAGCGGTTGCTGGATTAAACAGTATATTTGCTAAAATAATAGAGGAATGAAGCATATAATAATGTTATTTATAATGATGGAGAAAAGAAACGTATCAAGGAACTTAACTAGGTAATTATTAAAGAATGATTGAATATATTACAGCAAATGGGTGGTATCAATTCCATAAATGTACTTGCGGAGGAACATTAAGTATCTCTCACCGTAATCCAAATAAGGGAGGAGCTAAGCTCAAGATACAGCCAAATAGAAATAAGTGGATTATGTCTGGCTCTCTGAATGGTGGAGGAGAAGGAATGGAATCATTAAAAACGTATTTAGAAGCACTATGAAATTCAAGACAACTATTGCAAAGGTTACTAACTGGATTACACGTAAGCCTCAATTTTTAATTGAGCCTCAAGCACCGATTAAGGAAGCTTTTATTAGCGGAGGTGTTACCTACTATATGTTTGATGATATATTCTCTTTACCTTGTCAGAGGGCTTTTGAGGCAACAACTTACTATGAAGAATTAAAGAGTGGGATTAGTGCTGAGTATTTAAAATTACATATTCAAGCTATGGATGCAATAGTGAGCAATACTAAGGAGATAAACCTATCTCAGATAATTATGTTACAAGCCCGATTAAAAGAAAGAAGTGATTTTGTGATTGATGCGGATATTGTGTTTAAATTAGCATCCGTATTGTACTTCGATAAGAATGAAAATCCTTATGCCTATGATATGAAATATAATCACGGTAAAATAAAGGCTTGGAAACAAGATAATGAAATAGCTGATTTTTTTTTATCCACGCCTATCAAGACTTTGCTACCCTTTACAGATATATTGGAACACGATTTGAGCAGTTATTTAAAGGTGGTGGAGCAGATGAAGAAGAAACAAAAGAACGAAGTGTTATCGATAATATCCAAGAAAGCCGTGAGCTAAGGTTTTTGAGCATTATCAACGTGGCAAGACACAGCCAAATAAGTTTAACCGAGGTTTATCGCCTATCACTATTCCAGTTCCTATTACTAAAGGAGCAAAATAAATCCGAAATACCACGTGACTAATGAGCCAAGATATTATAATCAAACTGAAAACAGATGATAAGGATTTAGTATCTACCATCAGAGAGATGGAGAAGCTCGGTTTAATCGATAAGGAAAATGCTGACCAATTTGTAAAGAATCAAAGGAAGTACAGTCAAGGTTATAAAAAACAAGCTACAGACGTAGGGAAGCTCGATAAGATGATTACTAATGTCGGTGCAACAATAGCTGCCACATTTGCAATACAAGGTCTTATATCGTTCGGCAAGGAGGTTGTGAATACTATTTCTGAGTTTCAGAAGCTCGAGGCTGTATTAGTAAATACTTTAGGTAGTAAATCAGAGGCAGCCAAATCGATGGCTATGATAGTTGACTTCGCTAAAAAAACACCATTCGCAGTGCAAGGATTAACTGCATCATACGTAAAATTAGCAAATCAAGGGTTTAAACCTACTTCAGACGAGTTGAGAAAACTCGGGGATCTTGCTGCATCTACTGGTAAAGGATTTGACCAATTAGCTGAGGCTGTTCTTGATGCTCAGACTGGAGAGTTTGAAAGATTAAAAGAATTTGGTATTAGAGCTGTGAAGCAAGGGGATAAAGTGACATTTTCCTTCAAAGGGGTTAAAACGCAAGTTGATTTTACTCACGAGGCTATGCAAGGTTATTTATTGTCTTTAGGGGATGCTGTTGGTGTCTCTGGAGCAATGGCAGCTATTAGCGAGACTATGGGAGGTAAAATATCTGGCTTAGGCGATTCTTATGACCAAATGATATTGAGTTTGGATGAAGGGAATGGTATTATAACTAAATCTGTAGGTATTGTAACTAAATCATTAGCTGAATTGTTTGAAAGTGTTAGGTTAATTAACTCTGCTGATATGAGTGGGTTTGACCAACTACAATCCTATTTCAATATCGTACAAAACCCCTTGTTAGCACAAAAGCAGAAAGAAACACTATTGCAGATTGCAGCTATTGATAAAGGGTTGATTAAGATGTCAGCTGCTACTCTGCAAGATGGGAAAACTCAAATGAAAGTGATTGCTGCATATGTTGAACTGGGTTTGACGAAAGACCAAGCCATAATGAAGATTCACGAACAAATTAAAGCTCTCGAGGATTATGGTAATCAAGTTGAAACAATAGAGGAGGGTGCTACAGGGTTAACTGAGGCTGAACTTAATAAGCGAACTAAAGCAAGGGAAAATGAGTTAAAAGCCACTAAAAAGAAGCTTGAGGATGAAGTTAAAGCCTTTGAGAAGATGTTGATAGATGTAGCTGCATTGTCAGAGGCCTCGGCACAAAAAGATTTAGATTCATTTAATGATTGGGAGGCCAGACAAGATGAAGCTGCCAAAACATTAAGAGATGCTCGTATTGAGACTAATTTCGAAGGGGATGAGCAAGAGAAAATGAGATTACAAGCAAAACACGATGATAAAATTGAGAAGCTTGATGAAGCCTCTATGGAGTATAACGAAATTGTTAAACTATATGATGAGCAATTAGATAATGATAAAGATGCAGTTGATAAACGAAGGGCTGAAAAGGATAAGGCTAACAAAGAAACGGAACTTCAACGTGAAAAGAATCTACAATTAGCAAAGGCAGCGATATATAGAGATGATTTACAAGCATTGTCGGGGTTGTTTAATGCTGCCTCTGGATTATTTAAGAAAGGTTCTGAAATGGAAAAGTCATTCGCATTATTTGGGATTGGTTTAGATACAGCAGCTGCAATATCATCTTTAGTCGCAGCAAGTTCAGCAAATCCTAACAATTCTGTTACCTTTGGAGGGGCTGGAGCTGCTCAGTTTATAGCTGGATTAACTGGTATATTATCAAATATAGCTAAGGCTAAGTCCTATTTCTCGCCTACTCCAAATGCTCCAGCGTTTAAGGATGGTGTGATTAGATTACAAGGAGAAGGAACTGAGACAAGTGATTCTATTAATGCAAGACTATCTTTGAATGAATCTGTAATTAAGGCAAAACAATCTAAGAAGTATGAAGGCCTCTTGAGAGCTATAAATGATGATAAGCTTGATGATTATATTGGAGCTAACTGGGGATTCGTTGCTAACTTACCAATAACTAAATCTGGTGGTGATGAAGCTTGGATTGATAATCTAACTCAAAACCTCGGGATGAATGGCTTTAGCGGTGATGAGATTGTTGGAGCTTTAAGGAGTAACGATAAGAATGAAAATAAAAGGCTTAATCTATTGATTAGTGCTATACAGTCTAATAACCATTACAAATCCCATAGGAAATGAATTTACGTGTAAAGATTGATGAGTTTTATCCAAAGATGCAGCCTAAGAAATTAGGTGATTTAAGGATGGAGATTGAATTAGATATTGTTGATAGATTGTTCCTTGTAGATATTAATGATGTTCGTATTGACTTTTGGGGTGATGCTTATATATACCTTAAAAACTCAAGGGATACAAGGGCTTATGATGGTGTTCATAGAATTTCTATTGAAGCGGAAGTAAGTGAGGGAACATTTGGGGAGGTATTTGCTGGAGAGATATATTTGGCAGAATGTGAGTTTGATTTAACCAATCAAACAATGGTGACTACTATTTCTGATGGTAGTTACAATTCTAAGATTAAAACGAACAGGAACATAAAAGCGAATCTTATATCCAACCTCTCAAAGAACGGAAACCCAGTTCCCCAGATAGGGTTTACTACTGTAACTCTTTTTCAAGTTGGTTTTAATCAAATATCTCACCCTACTGCAAGAGTGTTACCCATAGTTGATGTATTCAATTATCTGACTAAATTTATGACAGACAATGAGCTTTCCTTTGAGAGTAAGTTTATGGAAAATCTAATAGCAGAAGATGATTTGAATTATGGGCTTATTACTGGAAGGGCATTACGTGAAGGTTTTATTGATGTTGATAGGTACACAATCAGTTTTCAAGAGTTATTATTAGATTTTGCAAGGGCTTTTAATCTACTCGTAGGAGTTGATAATACAACTGGTACTCCGATTATAAAGATGGATAAAGCTGAGAATTTTAGGAATAGTTCTATTGCTACAGTTATTGAAAATCCTAAGAATGTTAAGATGGGTTATGTTGAAGAGTTACTTTTCAATAGAGTTAAGATTGGTGATGCTGATGCTTTCATAGATGGTTCTGTGGGCTCATTCCCTTACTTCGCTCCATTTGATTTTGGAGAGGATTTTTACTACATAGAAGGTACTGGTAATATCGATTCTGAGCTTGATTTAACGCCTCGAACATTACATTATGATAATAACATCATTCAAGATTTGTTAGAGAACAACAATGATGAATTTGATAATGATTGGTTCTTGATTGCTTATGTAGATTCTACATTAAGTACTATAACTGCAAACGCTGGTTATTTAGGTAATGGTTCTAATTATTACAATATGGATTTTACTAATGTTTTAATCATAAACAGATACAGTTTTTCTGGTGGTGTGATTAAGAATATAGGTGACGGTTCGGAGGATATGGAAGTTTGGAGAGGTAGTGATAAGCACAATATTATACCAAATAGCTCCTTTCCAATACCTCAATGGACTAAGGCTTTTTACGGTTATGTAGAATATGATACAGCTGGTAATTTTGCTAATAGTGAATATACAGCTACCGATGGTGGTGTTAGGAATATATTTGTTCAGTCATTTCTTCAAATGACAGCATTAGGACAACCAAGTGGTTCACAGTCTCAAGATGGAGAATCTGATGTTGATTTATCTCAGTTTACAGAGGTTTGGGTATTCAATTATAGACCATACGTAAATGGAGCAGCTTGGTATGGTGCTTCAAGTAGTCAAGTTACTCCAGTTGACCACGTGGTTGTTAAAGATTTAAACTATGTTGCAGAATTTCAAAATAACTATTCTATTTACTTAAACCCAGGTGATGTACTGGATATAAGAACGCACATACAATGCGTTTGGATAACTAATAATACATTTTCTCATCTATTTGGGAATGGTCAAAAACAAATTAGGTATCACGGTCAAGTAAGCACTTCTAAGAATAGCTCTGCAAGGTGGAGCAAGTATTCTAATTCAATATGGAGAGTAGATGCTGAGGCTGTATTAAATGGAATTAGAGGTAGTGTTGAAAATAACTACTTTGTAGATAAATTAACGTGTGAAGCTCCAATTAGTCAGAAAGACATAATCAAGTTGATAAATAATCCTCAAGAATCACTAATTTTACGTAACAATAAAGTTGGATTAAATGCCAAAACTTGGGCGTATGACGTGTCTCTTAATCTTAATAAGGGAGAAGGTAAATTTGAATTAATTACTAATATAGACAATCTATGAATATTCCAGAATTACAACCGATTAGGTTTACTGATGAGCCAACAGACTGCTTATGTGATAGCAAAGATTCTCAGCTTGTTCAAGATGGAGATGTTACGCAGTTCCAATTTGAGTTAGATGTATGTGATTATCAAAAGGATCTAATTACCAATGGAGATTTTGACGACCAGTTAGGAGGAGGTTGGAGTAATAATAGTTTTGGGTTTGTTCAAGGTTCGATTGTAAGTGATGGAAGCTCTACGGATACTATTGAGACTGATACTAACATCTTAGGTGCTGGTAAAGCTTACCAATTAGAGATAGATATTGTTACTTGTAATGGAGAGCCATTATTGGTTTATATGGGTGATAATGTGATAAAAGAGATAATAATACCAGGAAATTATCAGATAGGTGGTGTCTGCGAAACTAATAGTGGAGCGAATAGTACTCTGAGGCTTGTTAGTAGAAAATCCAATACAGTAAACATAGAGCGTATTGCTTGTTATATGGTAGAGAATAACTTTGCTTTATGTACATACAAATTAGGAACAAACTCGAAATTCATTAGGACTTTAGCGAATGATATTGCAGATAGTGCATATACGTTCTTTAGAATAGATAAGAATACGGTTACTGTTACATTTGATTGGGCTATCATTCGTGATGCTGGTGATGGGTATGCTCAAGATTATGGATGCTACTATTTTGGTATTACTGGGATGTGTGATAATCCTTGTGGACAGCTAGGTTTTTTAGATGGAGATTTTGATATTCCAATGCCAGAGCTTGGTAATTACACTTATCCATATAGAGAAGTTGCTTCAATTAACAGTCCTACATTAGAAGTAGAGGATGGGCAAATGACTTATACAAGTTTAGTTCCATATAGTTGGTTAACACTTGAGGACGTTCAAGCAATTCCTTGTGCTGGAAGGAATGCAACCTATGATGTTACAATAGATATTAGCTCAATTATTAAATGTGCTGTTTACATTAGGATAGGTGGAACTATCTCAGCTGCTTACACTACTGCTGGAGTACATCAGTTTCAATTGATTTCTGCTGCTGCTACCTCTTTTAGAATAGAGTTTATAGATGCGAGTGGCTTTAATGGTCGTTGTATATTAAATAGTGTTGAAGCTCATATGAGTACAAGTTCACCAGGATCTTGGGAGTTTCCAAGCCAAAGTAACGTATTTAGCTTTAAAGAGATTCATCCTTGCTCTATGCTTATCGCAGCGACTAACAATGAGGATGCTTATGGTCTTAAATTTGGTTCAGCTTTCTATACTCCAAGAGTTAGGGTTAAAGGACGTTTAAGGGCATCTAAGCCAGAGTCAAGTTCTGAGAAGCATATCAACGAATTAGGACAAGAGATTACCAGTTATTTTGAATCAAGAAATAAAGAGGAATTGCAATTGGAGAATATACCGTTGTATTTAGTTAAATGGTTCTCTTTATTTGAAGGGTTCAATAAGGTTTGGGTAGATACAGTTGAAAAGTCTGTTTCAGACCAGCCAGATTTATCATATAACAGATTTTGTGATAACGCTAAGGTAGGTATTGAAATGGGTGATTTTAGACAAGATATTGAAAGCATTAATCGTGATGGGCAATTAGCTGTTACAGATTACAATAATATATTAGTTCGTCTTAATGACGAGCAAGAGCCATTGATTTGGTTAGATGGAGAAGAAAGAGCTATTAACGGATAAAACATATAATATGAAAACTACACTACAATTAACAGAAACTACAAGTGCAACTACTAAAGATGTTGTTGCAATGGTGGATGTTTCAGCAAATCAAGATAAATATATGAAAAAGGCTGCGTTCGATAATGCTAAGCCTTATGGAGAACTTTATACTGCTGGAGGAACAATGACAGTAGCTGTTGTTGACACTTGGTATTTACCAACTAATGGAGGTGGCGTCTCAACTTTAGCAGGTATGTTGAATGAGTTTTCTCACGATTCTGCTACTGGTAAATTAACTTATACTGGAGAAGAAAATATCACAGTTGATATAGGGGTTATTGCAAGTGTAGAATCAGATGCTAACACAGCTTTGTTGAAAGGAGCTATATTTGTTAATGATGTTCTTTTAACAAGAAGTGTTCAAGAGGGAACTATGGAGGCAACAAATCATAATGTTATTCCTTTGGCTGGGATGGTTACTTTAGGGAAGGATGATTATATCCAAACTAAGTGGCAGAATAATACATTGACTGATAATGTTAATTTCTTGCAATTACACTATAAAATAGTTCAGATATAATGAAAATATTAGTTAAGTATCCCACAAGAGGAAGGCCAACTGAATTTCTAAAGGTTCTCGCCAGAACAATAAAGCACCAAAAGACAAATGATGTACATTACTTGGTTAGCTACGATAATAATGATTTAACTATGCCTCAAAAGATTGTTGACTTTGTTGAAAGCAGATTTGATAATGTTACAATGGTTGATGGTAATAGTACTGGTAAAATACACGCTTGTAATCGAGATGTAGCCTCATATACTGACCATTGGGATATAATTGTCCTCTTATCTGACGATATGATAATTGAAAGATTAGGCTGGGATGAGATTCTTATGGATGAAATGTCTCGATATTATCCGAATATGGATGGTGTCCTTTTTCATAATGACGGTTTTTGTGAGCAAAGATTAAATACAATGTGCATAATGGGGCGTAAGTATTACGATATGTTTGGTTATATCTACCATCCCTCTTATATTTCTCTATTCTCAGATGATGAATTTATGGCTGTGGCCAATAGGCTGGGTAAACAGACTTATTTCAAGCAAGTATTATTTAGACATTTACATCCAATAAATACTGGAGAACAATGGAGGTTTGATTCTACGTACAATATTAACGACAAGTTTTATGAAAAAGATAAAGCCAATTATGAAATTAGAAGAGCAAAAAGTTTTACTTAGTATTCTCATCCCGACTTTAGTTACAAGGAGGGGTTATTTTCAGAATATAACAAGGGTATTAGATAAGCAAATAAAGAGATTAGGTGTTCAAGATAAAGTTGAAATATTGGCCTACGAGGATAATCGTGAGAAAACAACTGGGTACAAAAGAAATATATTGCTCAAGAAAGCAAAAGGGGTGTTTTCAGTATTCGTTGATGATGACGATATGGTAGCTGCATTTTACATAGAGGAGATTCTTAAAGCGATAGAGAATAATCCTAAACTGGACGCTATTGGTATTCAAGGCTGGTATTCGGAAGATGGTAAGACTAAAGAGCCATTCGAAACGTCTTTAGCTCACAATTGGGAGAAAGTTGAAGGCTGGTATCTCAGAACGATTAATCATATTTCACCAATCAGAACATCGAAAGCTCGAGAGGTCTTATTTCCAGATAAAGTTAGGTTTGAAGATTATGAATGGACTATGGCCTTAAAAGAAACTGGTTTACTAAAAACTGAATATGTTATCAAAAAGAAAATGTATTTTTATGACTTTGTAAGCCAAAAACGATATTAAATGAAACGATGTATAGTAAGCTACGCCAAGAACGGTAGAGAGCAGTACGAAAAGGCACTTTTAAGAGGCGAACAGTCTGCAAAGGCTTATAGCGATGTAGATATGTTTTACTACGCTGATATGCTCCCAGACGGATGCCCGACACATCAAGAAGTGCCTTATGCTTTTAAGCCCTATATCATCAAGGAAATGTTTAATAGAGGATATGACCAAGTTATATGGGTTGATTCTACAATAGTAGTAACTCAGCTTTTAGGTAAGCTCTGGACTTATATGGATAGACACGGAGTTATGGCCTTCCACAATTTAGGACATCCCCTTCATAATTACATAAGTGATGTAGCCACCTCGAAACTGAATGTTAATGATTTACAGCTGGGTACTATTGAACAGATTATGGCGTGTGTTGTTGGTTTTGATTATTCAACTATCATTGGGAGAACCGTATTTGATGATTGGTATAATTTAGCGGAGGATGGGGAAGCTTTTAAGGACTATGGAAGCACAAGGGAGGGTTTTAAAGCACACCGACACGATCAAGCTTGTTTGTCAGTCTTACTTTGGCAATACCACGTTAAACTGCTTCCTTACGGTAATTTGGTTTATCAGCCTGATGATACTAATGGGAAATATTCTGATATATATTTTGTCAATAAGGGGATATAGTGCTTAAAAGAATTTATTATAATTATTTACTATCAAAAAAACATAAGAAATCGATGTATAGTCAGAACACAGAGGATACAATTGCAGTCAATTATTTTAAAGGCTTTAATGGTCGTTTATTAGATTTAGGAGCGAATGATGGAAGAACATTCTCAAACTCTCTTAGGTTAATCCAAAAAGGATGGGGAGCTGAGCTGGTTGAAGCTTCACCAGAAACATTTAAGAGGCTGGAGAAAGAACATTTAGGAAATAGTGCTGTAGTATGTCATAATGTAGCAATATCAAATGTGAATGGTAATGTTAAGTTTTACGAATCTGGAACATTATTAGGAGGAGATGATAAATCTCTGGTGTCAACTTTAGATAAGCGTGAGATCGATAGATGGGATGGTAAGGTTCAATATACTGAAATGGTGGTGGAGAGTGTAACCTTTAATAATTTGTTAACGAGGATTAAAAATACTAAATTTGACCTAATTACAATTGACATAGAGGGGATGGATTGGATTGTTCTAAAGCAAATCGATTTAAAGGAAGTGGGATGTAAAATGATGATTGTAGAGACTAATGGGGTTGATACGATAAAGTACATTAATTACTGCCAAAAGTTCGGGATGCAGTTACATTCAAGTAACGCTGAAAATATAATAATGACATTATGAGCGATAAAGAAATAGTACCAGCTAAGAAAGAAACTACTGGAGTTTTGTTGGTAGCCGTTAATCATCCGTATTACGGAAATTATGCTTTCCAATTAGCCTTGAGCTTAAAAACTACCTCACCTAAATTAAAAATAACAATAGCTCACGATGGGGCTGGCATCTCTCACTTAGGGAAGGATAAGCTTAATATATTTGATTCAGTTGTTAAAATAGCTCCTAAGTTACTGGAGGTAAATGGAAGGAGAGAGCTGCTGAGGTTTAAAGCATATTTATATGAATTAAGTCCTTACGATAACACTTTGTACTTGGATGCTGATATTCTATGGAGTCCGAAAAGGTCTGTGGAGGACTTCTTAAAAACTATCCCAAAGAAGGTGGATTTTACCATGCAAAATAGAGGTGCTATCTCAATAAAAGCAGAAGATAAATTACTTAATACTAATTTCAGTATATGGGTAAACACAAAGGAACTGAAAGAGGCTTATGGCTTCAAGAAGGGTAAATTATTCAACTTAAGCTCTGAGCTTATATTCTTTAGGAAAACTGAGAAGAATAAGGCTTTTTTCAAGCAAGTGAAAATAAATTACTCATCCATAAAAGTTAAGCACGTAGATTTTAGTGGTGGTATTCCAGATGAATTACCATTCGCAATAACTATGATTGAGACTGATACGTATCCGCATATTACTGGATGGAGGCCGATATACTGGGAAGCCTTCGATAAACAACGATTATTACTTAAGCCGAAAGACTTATATACAAATTATTGGGCTGTTAGTTTTGGTGGAAACTTCCAAGAGCCTATGATTAAGAAATTCCACAACAATTTGGCACAATACTACTGTAACAAGTACTCAGTGCAATATACTTTCCCTCTTAAAGATAAAAGAAGCTTTATTACTGAGAGACATACCATCTAAAAAGATTGCCAAATGATTACAGTTAACAAAAGTTTTGTTGATTCTTACTTTAAAGAAGCAGCTCGTCACGTATTCTTCAAGGATGCGATTAGAATACAAAAGCACCTATCATTTCATATAGATGGATATGAGCATAAACCCTCTGGAGAGATTGGGGAAGAGAATCCCTTTTTTAATATCCTTATTGGAGAAAGAAGGCCTAATGAAAACCCAGAGATATTAGAATATCGTAAGAAAATATATCTAAACAAAACAACTCAGCCTTGTTTCAAAGTAATTAATTCTCTAAAGAAGATTGTTAAATCTCAAGATTGGAAGATTGATTATGATAAAGCCGAAGTACCAAGTGTTACTAAATCTGAAAGTTTTGAAGCATATTGCGAGAAGAATTACCCAGTATTCGGGTCAGTTGAAAACTGGATATATACTTATGCTCTGCAATACATCTTGACTGACCCAAATAGCTTAATCTATGTTGAACCAACTGAATGGGATATCCCAGCTGGAGAGAAGTGGAAGCCAGTAGCAAAGTTTGTTGATTCGGATAAGGTTTTTGATTATAAGGAAGGGGAATACGCAGTATTTGAGACTGATAGAATGGAAATTATTGTAGTTAAAGGCGTTAAGTATGAAAGGCCAATTAACTGTGTAATGACTAAAGAAGCTATCATTGATTTGATACCTACTGATTTAGAAATGAACTTTAGAATTGAGGTTAAATATCAACACGCCTTTAACAAATTGTTCTGTTTTAAGTCTGGAGGCCTATACAAGAAATATAAGCAAGGGAAAGCATTATATGTATCTTTCATTAATCCTATGATTAGTGGGCTGGATGCTGTAGCTCGAGAGGTATCTGATTTAGATGCTGAGGTTGTGCAACATATTTACTCTACAATGTGGTATATTGCTGGTAATGATTGCGGAGCTTGTAAAGGTACTGGAAGAATGAACCGTTACGGAGATGATGTAGCGTGTCCTAAATGCGAAGGTAATGGGAGGTTATTAAAATCTCCTTACAAGGATATAGTTATCAAGCCAAAAACTGGAGATAGCAACACACCTACACCACCAGCTGGTTATGTACAAAAGCAAACTGAAATAGTTAAATTACAAGACGATAGAATAGCTAATCATATTCACGATGCACTTGGTTCTATCAATATGGAGTTTTTAGGCCAAACGCCTTTAAATCAATCTGGAACTGCAAAAGAGGTAGATAGAGATGAACTGAATAATTACGTCTATGGAATAGCTTATCACTTGGTTAAAAATGTAATGTTACCAATCTACAAAATGATTGCTGATTTACGTTATGGGGTGTTAGTGCCTTCCCAAGAGGTTAGGGATAGTATGATACCTTCAATTAATGTACCAGAGAAGTTTGATTTACTTTCTACAAACTCATTGGTTGATAATTATAAGAAAGCAAAAGAATCTAATCTTGACCAGAATATTATAAGCGAAGTTGAGAACGATATTATTAATAAGATATTTAGTAATGAGCCAGATACTCGACATAAGTTAATGCTGATTAAGAAGCTTGACCCATTAAAAGGATTATCTATGGAAGATAAATCGACTATGTTATTGGTTAATGCTATCACAAAAGAGGATTTAGTTGTTTCTAATTACATCTCTCAATTTGTTTCTGAGGCTATCGAGCAAGATGAATCTTTCTATATGAAAGAAACTAAAGCACAAAAGGAAGTGGTTTACAAATTAGCTAAGGAAAAAGGATTAGAGGATATTACTCCAGTTCCACCAAAAGCTCCAGATGTAATAGTTGAAGAATAATGGCTAAAATAGATGCGAATATAGGAGTTATTCATAAGGCTCTATCTCAATTTGAGAAAGGAACTAATATAGTTCAAGGAAAGGCGTTCGATAACATTATGGGTTCGATGGCAGACTTGAAATATACGGCCTCGGGAACTTTAAGACCTACATCTGCTAATCTGAGAGCATTAGGAACTGTTAAGGGTAATTTAGGCTCGTTTCTTCAAGCAAATAATCAGCACGTTACGGACTTTGTTGGTAATTATGATGAGCTGGAAAGGATTAATAAGGAATATTACTCATCTATTTCTAATGATTTTGGTAAAGCCTCAGGATTAGAAGTTATCAAGGAAGCAAGTAAACAAAATTTAATTACTGGTTTAGGAGCTGGAGGAGTAAATGGTACGGTTACGGCTGGTGTCTTAAACATTTTATATGATGGGATGCAAGGTGGTTTAAACCGTAATGATATGATTAGTCAAATCAGAGCTTATATGCTTGGTGATAAAGACACTCACGGCCATCTTTTAAGGTACTCTAAGCAACTTGCTGATGATTCCATCGATCAGTATGATAGAGCAATAGATAAGTCTGTTACGGATAGCTTAGGCTTTGAGTGGTATCAATATACTGGTGGCCTAATAGATACATCAAGACCTTTCTGTGTTGGATTAACTCATCAAAGATGGATACATAGGTCGGAATTTGATAAAGCAGCTAAAGGTATTCTACGTACTGAGACAGTTTCACGTACTGGGATGATTAAGGGTACTAACGGCTCTAATCTACAATTATATGCTGGTGGCTATCAATGTGGCCATAAGTTCAGAGGGGTTACTTCAAACTCTGTACCGAAAGCTGTTAGAGATATGGTGCTGGGTGATAAGGAGGAAGATGATGATTAATATACTGATTTAAAAAAGTATCGTAAAGATAATTTCACGTGTTTTTATTCAGTAAAAAGCCATTCGCAATTTATTGTTCTGTTTTAACCGTTATGTCCTAAAAGGGGAAACGCCAAATTAAATTCTGCGTTTTGAAAAACAGCTTAAAACCCACCTTAAGGCGTATTCGAAACTATATTCTGTTTTTATTAGAAAAAGATGAGTTGACAAAACTATATTCTGTACTGGTAAAACATTATATTTGCATATATTAAAAAAGAAATACTACTTTTGGAGTATAAACAATCTTAAAAATTATTATGGCGAAGGTGAAAATTATTATGAATGGAGGAAAAGTTACTGAAATTCCAGAAGGTAATTTAGAGAATTTTAAGAGATTAAATGGAGCTTCAATTGAGCAAATTGTAAGAGAGAATCAATCTTATGGTGAAATTTTAGCTGAGCTGGAGGATGAAGAAATTATCCAAGATGCTGTTGAAGTTACAGATGAAGAAACTACAGTTAAGCAAATAACTGATAAAACTCCAGATGCAACAATCAGAGAATCTGAGTTATTAAATTCAGATTTAGATGTCCTTGTTATGTTAGGAAATGAGATTGCAGAAAAGAAAGGTGATGATAAGTTCACGAGAAGAAATAGTAAAAATACGTTAGCTGGTTATATTATGGCTAACGATAAATAAGTAACCAATTAACTTTTATATATGTCTCAATTAGGAGAATTAATCAACAAATTAGCTGGTCAATCTGGAATGGATGCGACAGACGAAGGTTTAGTAGCCTTATTAAGTAATGCAGCAGTTAGCAGTTTTGAAGTGCCAGATACTATCTCGAATAGTATTCTGAATAACCTCTTAACCGTTGATAGTGCAAAAAATAACCCTAAGTTAAAATCTCACTTTTATGCGTTAGCGTATAATGGTTTAGATACTGAGCTTAACGGTTTAATGGGAGAATTAGGAATTGATGAAACTCTTAGAGCTGAATTAATGACCGAAACTTCAAGTACAAAAAGAGCCAGTCTATTAACCAAAAAGGTTAAGGAATTAGAAATAGCGAAAGCTGGATCTTCAACTGGAGACAAGGATAAATACGCTGAACAGATTACTGCCTTAAATGAGCAAGTACTATTAGCTAAAGCCCAAGTTGATACAGTTACAACCGATTTAACTGCAAAGTTTCAAGGGGAAAAGAAGAATATGTTATTGCAAAATGTTTTAAGCGGTTATGATTACGCTATGCCAATTTCAAAAGAGGCGAACGTAATGACTGCTATGAATTTGCTCCAAATGGAGTTAAATCAAAAGGGTTTGACAGTTAATGTAACTGCGGACAATAGCTTATCTCTTATTAATGCTGAGGGGCAAGAACACTTCGAACAAAATGCGAAAGTTGATGTTAAAAGGTTCACCGATGCAGTTTTAGGACAACACAAATTGTTACAAGCAACACCAACAGCTGGAGGAACACCACCAGTTGTATTACCGAGTGGAGGAACACCTCCAGTAGTTAATACTGGAAATAGTTCTTTTGCACAAGAGGCGATTGATGCTGCTAAGCAATTTGATTAATTTTTAATACGATAAAACGATGAATGGAATAGCACCATATTTATTGAACCACATATCTCAGATAGCTGGTCAATCAACACCACAGTACAAAATGGAAGTACCTGGTTTTTTAAACTTATTAATGTCTCAGTCTAAGCCTGAGAGTGTACAGTTAGGAATGGCTAACGGACACAAAAAAACTGTACGTGTAAAAGCGAAGCAGAGAGCTACTAAAGGAATGACAGACACAAGTAAATCTTGTGATAATGTTTTAGTTCCTTCTTATCAAGAAACAGAAGTGACGTTAGACGTAACACGTCAAATCGCAATTCATATTCCAGATGAGACTGTAGCAAGTTATGAGGCAGCTGCTTCTACATCTGTAGCTTTAGGGCAACCAGCTACACCAATTATGAATGAATTTTTGGAAAACATCTTAACTCATACTTCTGCAATTATGGAAGCCGTGAATGATGATTTATTGACTTTAGCCTCTGCGAAAGTAGGTGTAAATAGAGTATCTGGAGATGCTTTAGCTCAAGCAGTAAACTTCAATAAAGATGGTTCTATCAATCCATTGAATGATGGACTTACTAAGATATTATCTGATTATAAGATAAACGGTGGTAAAGGTAGACCTCAAGTAATAGGAGCTGGTAATTTCTTAAACTTTATGTTACAGAAACAAGCTAATGCTGTTACAACTAACCAATCTGGATTAGACGTTATGAAGTTGGCTAACTTAGATTATTATTTTGACCAAGAAATGGAAGATACTTTTGGTAACAACGAAATAATGGTATATGAGCCAAACGCTGTACAATTAGTTGAATATATGGAATATACTGGATTTAAAGCAGGTGTAAAACCAGGAGGTTCTACATTCGGAGTAATGGTTTTACCAGCTGTTATCAACGGTGAGATTAAGCCAGTTAAATTAGACTTCCAATTAAAGTACAACGATTGTGCAAGTGAATTTACAGATGCTTATTACGGAACTTCAATGACTTTGGATAAAGGTTATAACTTAATCCTTTCTAAACAATGTGGTCTTTGGACTATCCCAGATAACTCTTACAGAGGTACTGATGTCTTGGCTGGTAACAGAGGGTCATACAGATACAATGTATCTAATGATTGTGAGACTTGTTCATAGTATGTTAGAAAAGTAATTTAACACTCTTAAACCTCCTTATTTCGGTAAGGAGGTTTTTTTTGTCCTATTGGCGTAGCTATGCTTATAGGGATAATCTATTCTTCTACTCCTACACTTTTCCAATGAACTTATTAATAATAGTAATACTTATACGTTAATTTCTAAATAAATATCTGATTATTAGAAAGTAAGTTCTCTAATTGATTAAATTTGGTTAAAAATTAGAACTTATGATAACAAATTGTTTATTAGATTGGATTGGGCTTCAAGGATGCTCTCCAACTACACCACCAAGCGGAGTTTACTTAAATGATTTAGCTGGAATTGACCTAAAGAAAGTCGATAATTTAGCTAATGAAGAACAACAAAATTACGTAGGAGTATGGGCTGTTATCCAAAAAAGGGCTTTACGTAAGTTTCAAGTTGATATTAAAAATGCCT